TATTAACCTGTTTTTGTGATTTTGATGAATCATCTACCAAGGTCAATACTCCATTTTTCCATTCTGCTTTTTTTCCTTCAGGAATTTCAATCATTGTTTTCATAATACTTCTATTTTATTTGTTATTTTCTTCTTGAGAGCAAACGAAATCGACAATAATCCCAATAAATTGAGTACCAAAATATCTTGCCAGCTCTCTATTTTTCAAAGCAAGACAAGAGCCGATAGCCGCATCCGCATACGACCAACCGGAATGCGAGTACGCATAAGCGAGACCGCAAGGCGCACCGTTGAACGCACCACCGCCCCAAAGAACGACCGACTCCCTTTTGTCCTGGCTCATTCTATCTATTTCCTTTTGAGTATATAGGTAATACCAAGGGAACCATCTATATTCATCCGTTGTAAATTTTGGATACCAACCTTCATTCAAGGCTTTCACAATTGTTTTCATCTTGAGGTAAGCGATTTCATCTTTTTCCATGCCATCAAAATTTCTTGGCTCTACTTCGAGGATTTTACAAGCATCCTCATACGTCTTAACACGATCAGTAATACTGATTACTTCTTTTTGCTCTTTAATTGTTTTCATAATTCTATTTTTTAGTGATTAAAAATTTACATTGAATAATAATTCCCATCTTGGTAATAAAAAGAAAAGGTCACACCCGCTCTCGTTGTCAGAAGGCCGATCAAGCTTATTCTGAATAAATCACGTGTATAGCGAATGGTTACTTCCTTCTTAATCGCCTGATCATACATGATCACGTTTTCAGTGATGCAGTTGGTAGAAATCAAAGTACATTGATGTATTTCTACCGGAGACTCATTTGTGCAACTGAATAGTACAAATGATAAAATGATGATTAATGCCTTTTTCATATTCATGTTATTAAATGAATTTTTATTTTCGTTCGAACGGTGTTTAAACAGCGTTCGAACACCGTTCAAATGGCGTTCGAACACTATTTATATCCCTTCGCCGTTATTTATTTCTGAGTCCTCACCCCAATAGTCTTTAGCCTTTTCGGGCCAGATGTCCAATTGTGCAGTAGGACCGAAAAAACGCCCCTTGCTGAAAGCCCTGTATCCCTCGATGAATATCTTGAGAGAGGAATCATACATAATTGATCTTGCGCTACGTCCTGCCGGGTTCTTCCCGTCGGCATGGCTAATAAAAATGATCAACTTGTCTCTATGCTGTTCCTTGAAAGAAATGTATTCCCTGTATTTCATACCTGTATACTGAAGAGAATCTATTACATAGAAATCAGGACTCTTATGTCGAGACATCCTATCCGAGAAGTCGACCATGTTCTCGCCTGGCACTAACACGAAATTTCTTCCGCATTCATTCATGCTGTAGCGTGCCAACATATTCACCATACTTAATGAGTCTCCCTCCTCAAGTGAATTATATGCAACCTTTCCGTACTTTGTTAGCTCCTTACAAAGCTGCATTGTGAAGGAAGATTTCCCGTTACCCGAATTTCCCCAAATGAACCAGACGCCTTGCTTTTCAGGATTACCGAAAGCATCCGAGAATCTCTTTGAGAACGGTATTGTTTCCTTCTTTGCTGAGAGTACTTCCCTGACTGTCATTGCCCGCATGATTTATCTTCCTCCTCGGTTTCAGTTGAAGCAACTTGCATCATAACCTTTAGCCGCTTGATAGCGCGTTTTACGCAGCGAAGATCGTACGAAGTTGCTGCATTACGGCTGGATGAATTCCCCGCCCCGAATTCTGCATGATCCGCATCTCTCAATACTTCGCTGATAGCCTTTTTTTCGCTGATTCCATTTGCCACGCACAATGAAATGACATCATTCGTGTCGCACTCATTCACATCGTAGTATTTTCGCCCGATACGCGAGAATATCTCGTTATATCCTTTCTTGCTATACTGCAAGCCGTAGCTCATGCGTCGTTTGATGTAGTCGGTTGAAAAGAATATCATCCCGGACAGTCCCTCCAATTGATTATACAAGTCGATGAAATAATAAAAGATATGTTCCGGCAATTTGTCCGCTTCGTCAAAAATGATCAACGGTGAATCGACTGAAGAAATATATTGTACAATCTCTTCAATCATTGACCGTAGACGTATTCCCATTGTCTTTATGCCGCATTGAGCGGCAATAGCTGCTACAAAGTCAGATTTCGCCATATCAGCGTCGCACCTGACTAGAAAGACATTGTCATGATCTCTTTGATAAGCTTCAGCAGCCGTTGTTTTCCCGCATCCGGCTATTCCAACTACCCATCGACAGTTTGCATTATTTTTCGCATCATCCAGGACGAAGGTGATGTCCTTAAATGTATTTGTCTGCACTATCGTCCAATCGTATGCGTGATTGTTTACTACTTGTGAATAAATCAAGTTCCACATTGCATCCGAAATATTTACATATTTCCCGTTAAGGATTGCCGAAATAGTAGAAGGCGAAGTACCTTTGATGGTGCGTGCTGCCTTGTTCGCTGAAGTGAATCGAGCGACGTATGCTCTCAATAACTCGCGTGTCTCGTTTTGCTTTTTTTTGCTAATCATAATCTTTTTATTTTAATGGTTTAAACTCTTTACAATTTCGACGCAGCCTTACGCTTGTCGAATTTGTCTTCATGTTGTTTTATATCAGTGATTTCATCAATTGTTATATTGCTTAAATCCTTCGTATATTGCCCGATCGTCAAAGGAAGGTCACCGCGATCAAGGTTGCGTAATCGACGCTCGATCTCGGCTTGTTGCTCCTTGTTAAGTCCTTTAAGTGGCGCATCACGTAAACCCTGTTGGTCTAAGTCCATCCCGAATTCGCGAGAGATTGCACGTCCTTTCACCTGACGTTCTATTCTAGCTTCTTTATTCATATTTTCAACCATCCGTAAGAATGCGAGGTCTTCCGAGGATTGCTCCTGAATGTTTCTCGCTGTAACCATGTAAGGTTCTGCAATGCGCTCGAAGCGTAAGCCACCTGCACGATCGATTGAATACAATCTGATGCTTGACATGTCAGCCGGATCATACTTTACGAAGAATTTCTCTCTCGTATGAAGCGACCTCCATTTGAAGTCCGGAACGCCAGGCGAAGAATACACTTCGTATTGATACTTTTTCCCTGCGACCTGAATCGTGATCCCCTGATCATCGAACAAGGAAGGACGCTCGGTTTGAATCCAGAATATTTCTACCATTTCAAGAGGGGTGATCTCCGGAGAATCAGTATTTACCGATTGATTATACATATCAATGCGTCTTATTCCCGATTTCGGATGTTCCATCTCATTCCATTCTTTGCGTGCTTCTGCGTATATTGATTTTAGCTCCTGAAAAGTTGGTAATTTGTCTACATTTGCCTGTATACGCTCAATATTCGGTCTGCTGTCTTTCCCTCTTGCGGTGATATTTTGCCCTGTAAACGCCCAATTTTTATGCAAAACTTGGCTCTGAAAACGTCCAAAAATGTTCTCAATGGTCTTACTTTGCGGGTTATATGGAGCGGTTGGGCGAGACATACGTCCTATTTTTTTGAATAAATCATTTACTTTGTCTGATTTCTGACCGCCTTGGTTATCCGTAACGATCTCAAACGGTCTGTGCTTCGAAGCTGTCGTAGCCATGCGGAATGCATTGTATTGTTGCACATAGTTTTCAGTATCCGAAATATGATATCCAAGCAGAACCTCTGAATAAGCATCAATAACCTCGTAAACGGAGGTTGTCTTCATGATTGTCGCACCTGTTGAACTTTGACCTCTGTAGTATAAGTTCAATTTCGTTCCATCTCCGTACCATAGCGAATCGCGCATAGTTGGAAGGATCGTTCTATTCTTCCGATCGAATAATAAGTGTGCGTCCAATTCTCCATGCACCGCAGAATACCATAATGGTTTGATATCCGGACGATTTAAGAACTGATGGATAGTAGCAAGGCTTTTGACGGGCTTGAATCCATAATGTGAGGCATTCTTATTAAACTCCTTGAATATTTGCTCATCAGTATAGACAGGAACCGCGCTTCGTTTGAGTGCGATAATGTACTTGCCTCCTTTTTCGCTGATCTTCATAGTGGATGAATTTCCCAGCTTGCCGGAAAGCAATGCCGAATAACCCTCTTTCTTAAATGCGCGGACTTTATCCTTCAGCCTAAGTATGCTTTTTGGAAGAGTATGCCCATATTCTGTACGCCAACGCTCATATTCACCAGGTAGCGTTTCCCATAGATCACGACGGCAATTATTTAGTTTCTTGGTCTGTGCCTCACGAGAGCGAAGCAACTTGATGATCATTCCTATTATTGTGGCATTTATAGTGTATTCTTTTATGTATTCGACATCTAAATGAACGGTTTTTCCACCTTTCTCATAAGTGTGCGTACTGTAGAATGCACGTGCCTTTTCATCAATTAATAATCCTAGAGGTTCATTCATTTCTTCTATTGTTGGATCACCATACTTCGAGATATATTGGCTTTTGTATGCATCGGGCAAGGAGTCAAAAGAAATCAATGCTTGAAATCCTTTACAGCCCCTTCTTATCCGAGTGACATCTCCGTTATTTATCAATTTATCAATATATGATCTTGACATAAACTCAAGCAGCTCAGAATAAGTGATGCACAATATGTTGTTATATATCTCCA